AAAATAAAAAATAAAAAATAAAAAATAAAAAATAAAAAATAAAAAATAAAAAATAAAAAATAAAAAATAAAAAATAAAAAATAAAAAATAAAAAATAAAAATTTAATTATAAAATATTAGTTTAATATATAAATGTCAAACTATTTCAATAGTCTTTGTAATCCTGCGAAATTATACGCTGTTTTAATAGCTATAACACTTCTTTTAGCATTATTTAATGGTATTCCTATCATTGCAATTGCTATTAAGTTAATATTTGCCATAGTTTGGACATGTGTATTAAATTACATATGTGGTTCAGGATTTACCTGGTTTTCATGGTTGTTAGTTTTATTGCCATTTGTTTTACTAATTTTGGGTGTATTCGGTTTAATGAAAATGGCTCAAAGTCAACAACTTATGCAAACAATGCAACTTCAATAAATAAAATATTGAGAATTTTAATTTGATCATTTTAATTTGAGAATTTATGAATTATAGAAACTATAAAATATATTATTTATATTATTAAATAATATATAATGAGGCTAGAAATATTTATATTAGGATTAACAGCATTTTTCATATATAATGCGTATAATGATGGTAAATATACAAAAATGTTATTAACATTTAAAAAATATTATAAAATGATTTTCTATGCTTTGCTAGGGATCGGTATTTATTTATTATTAAAAAGAAATCCTTCACAAGGTAGAAATATGTTATTATATGCTAATAATTACGTAAAATTTATGCCTATTGATAAAACATCCATGGATATGATTTCGCCCATATTTGATTTTACCTCAACAGATCAGAGCAGTTTTATGGAGTCTTTTAATAATATTAATCCTGCAAATATAAATTCTGAAAAAAGAATATTAAGTTCCGGAAAAACAGGTACTAAAAGGTCTGTTAGTGAAACAAAAAAGAAATATGTAGCGTCTCAACAAGAATGGAAATGTGGCGAATGTAAAACACAATTAAACGCTTGGTTTGAAGTAGATCATAAAGTCAGATTAGAATATGGTGGAGGCAACGATGTATCGAATTTAGTAGCTTTATGTAGGGAGTGTCATGGAAAAAAAACAGCTATGGAGAATATGTAGTATAACAAAATATAAAAATATAAAACAAAATATACCGGAAAATATATAATATAATAAAATTGTATTATTATATTATTATATGAGTGGTAATAATTTAAATAATATAGGTAATACAGGTAATACAGGAATTACAGGTAATACAGGTAATACAGGTAATACAGGTAATACAGGTCAAAATTTATTACCATATTTAGCTAATAATACAATTAGTATATTCTTTGGAATATTATTAATTATAATGATTTGTATTACATTATGGGTAATTTTCACTGGTGGTAAAACTACAAGTGGTAAAGGTACTAGTGGCGATTTAAGTTCCCATACAAATAATCAAATTGCACAAGATGTATTTTTATCACTGTTTATTATATTTTTAATATTTGGTGGAATGATAATGGTACTTAAAGATTTTGAAACTGTAAAAAGTTTTTTAAGTCAATTTAAGGGTGTAATAGTTGTAATAGTTTATACATTATTTTTAATATTATTATTTAGGTCATTGCCCGAAAAATTTTTAAATGATTACGCAAAAATAATTGTACCTATTTCAATTTTACTAACAGTTTTTGTCTTCTTTAAAGGTCTAAAAAGAGATTCAATTGATGATATAAATCTTAACTATGAAAGATTAAAATATTTTATTCTATTTTTCTGTTTAATAACACTTTTAATAATGTACCAACAAGTAGACCCTGGAGGACTTATTAAAAAATATTTTGGTTATTCATTAACTTTAACAATTGTATTAGGATTTTTCGCATTTATATATTTAATAATACTCTGGACTTTACCAGATGGATTAAAACAATCTCAAATACCAGGATTAAATACCCAACCAGTCAGTTTTTTTCAAAAATTATTAAGTAATTTGTCATACTATAATTTTGCCTTTTTCATTTTATTTTTAATAATAGTAACTATTTCAATCCTTGCACTAAATAATAAAGGAAAGAATTTTGATAAAAATTTTTCAACAGATAAAAACATCTCTGGTGGTAAGTCATCCACAATTTTAATATGTGTTTTAATAACATGTATCATATGGGGCGGATTCCTATTATTTAATTTATATGATACTTCAAGTCACTCTCGTCCAGATGCTACAATTACAAAGGTTCAAAAAACACTTACTGTTATTTTCGGTGTAATAACTTCCGGTTTACTAATTGGATGGATAGTTTACATGGCTCAAAATTCATCAACCACAGCAAATGGCGTTTTTAAAACCATAATTAATACATTATTAGTAATATCAATATTAGCGTTAGTTTATAATATAGTTATAGCAAAGTCACCTGTTGGTAATGCTAAGAAAAATAACTTTGTTGATTTACTTATAAATGTTATTCTATATATTCCGTGCATATTTTCAGACCTTATCAATTTAATAGTTAAAGAATATGATTTTGCGAAATCACAAAATTCACAATTTGTAACATCAATCATTTTAATTGTAATAAGTATTATTTTATTTGTCTTGTATTTTAAGTTGCCATCTCTTGAAGAAAAAATCGCTCTGCAAGGCGGTACACAATTAGTAAATAATCCGGTTAATACAAATCAATTACATACACTAGCGGGTTATCAAGATTTAAATAACACAGATGAGTTTGATTATAAATACGGCATATCTTGCTGGATATTTATAGACGCAATGCCACCAAATACAAACCCATCTTATAACAATTATACGTCTATATTAAATTATGGTAATAAACCAAATATTCTATATAATGGAACCACAAATACTTTAATGATAATAATGGAACAAAAAGGATTAAAAACTGATAATGCTAAAACATATGAATTAGATGATAATGGTAATAGAATTATTTATAAAAAAGAAAACTTTCTGTTACAAAAATGGAACAATATAATAATCAATTACATTGGAGGAACTTTAGATATATTTTTAAATAATGAATTAGTTAAATCAGAAATTGAAGTTGTACCTTATATGTCATTAGATAATTTAACAATTGGTACTGATAATGGAATTAATGGCGGAATCTGTAACGTAGTATATTTTAAAGAGCCATTAACAGCTCCTAATATTTATTATTTATATAATTTAGTTAAAGATAAAACACCTCCTGTTACAAATGGTTCAAATAAAACTATAATTACACAAAATTAATTATAAAATTTCTAAATCTATATTATACAATGAGTGCTTTAAGTATTGTTTTTGGAATTGCTATAGTTGTTTTAATAATAATGTTAGTAAAATATTTTTTATCAGATAAAAATAGTTTATCTAGTGTTCAAAACGGACAAAATAGTGCCACTATTATGGCATCCAGTTTAGCAACAAATAGTTCTGGGGCTCCTGATAGTAATTTTGCTTATTCAGTATGGTTTTACGTAAATGATTGGAATTATCGTTATGGAGAGCCTAAGGTTGTTTTCGGTAGAATGGGTTCTTTAAGTGATGCAAGTGGTGGTTCTATTAGTGGAGTTAGTGGATTAGATCCTTGCCCTTCAGTTGTTTTAGGAGCAATTGAAAATAATCTAATTGTATCTTTAGGATGTTATCCTGGAGTAAATGAACAACCTACAACGCCTGGTGGAAAAACTGTTATTCATAACTGTATGGTTTCTAATATCCCAATACAAAGATGGGTAAATTTAACATTAAGCGTTTATGGAAGAACCATGGATCTTTATATTGACGGTAAATTAGTTAGAACTTGTTTGTTACCCGGTATTGCTAATATAAATAATAATGCTGATATTTATGTAACACCTAAAGGTGGATTCAATGGATGGACATCTAATTTACAATATTATCCTAATTCATTAAATCCTCAAGAAGCGTGGAATATTTACGCAAAAGGATATGGAGGAGGATTGTTATCAAATCTTTTCGGTTCATATCAAGTAGAAGTTTCATTAATTCAAAATGGAACAACACAAAGTAGTGTTACAATTTAATTTGGCTATTATTTTCTTATTTATATATAAATGAGTGATACTTTTAATACATTTTCAACAAATACAGAAACTAATAGTAGTTTTTCTGAATCAAATAGTTTAGTAGCAAAGTTTTCTTTTTTACTGCTTGTGATTTTTATGTTTATTTTACTATTGAATATCGGTATTTCATTGATTTCGTGGTTTACTAAGCCGTCACCTTCACCTCAGTTAATAAATGGAATGATAGACGCTACTCAAATGATTACTTTCCCACAAGATCCTAGTTCAAATGGGGCTGCTACAATTTATAGGTCAAACAATGCTACTGATGGTATTGAGTTTACATGGTCTGTATGGATTTTCATTAATAATTTACAATATTTAGAAGGTCAATATAAACATGTATTTTATAAGGGTAATAATAATTTAGAAAGTAATGGATTAAATTTCCCTAATAATGCTCCTGGGTTATACATTGCTCCTAATACAAACGCACTAGTTGTTATGATGAACACATTTAACGATATTAATGAAGAAACTGTGATCCCTGATATACCTTTAAATAAGTGGGTTAATGTGATTATAAGATGTCAAAATAACAAATTAGATGTTTATATTAACGGAACAATTACACGAAGTGTTCAGTTAATGGGAGTTCCAAAACAAAATTACGGAGATGTTTTTGTT